CGAATCAAGCGTTATATCACGGGTTAACCCCGATTACCGTTGTAAATCATCGTGTCCGAATTATGCGTGCGATCACCACTTACACCAAATCGGCAACTAATACGGATGACCCGAGTTACTTGGATTTAACTACTATCCGCACGCTTGACTATACGCGCAAAGCCATTGAACAGCGTATCGAATTACGTTTCCCTCGCGCAAAATTGTCTGCATGCACACCGGACAAAGTGCGGTCTGAAATCCTAGATGTTTTATTGCGTCTGGAAAATGAAGAAATCTTGGAAAACGTGGCACAGCATAAGACGAAATTGTTGGTACAACGCAATGGTGTTGACCCGAACCGCTTGGATTGTGTAATCCCGACTGATGTGGTGAACGGATTGCATATTGTTGCTAACCGTGTTGATTTAATTTTATAGGAGGCATAGATGGCTCAAGAATTCGCCAGTCTTGGCATTGTCGAAGTGGACGGCCAAGAAATTGACTTAACCAAGTTAGATGTGCGCACTACCACTGGTCGCAAACCGGTGAAAACCATTAACCGCAAAGGACGAGTGAAAGGCTTTGCGAAAGGTATTACTGAATATGCGTTGTCTATCACTGTTGTGGTGCCTTTAAACGCACCAGAGCCTGATTGGGATAACGTGACAGATGCCAAAATTACGGTGGAAGAAGAAAACGGTAAACGAATCTCATATACCGGCTGTTTTACCACCGAAACCGGCACAAGCTATACCGTAGATAGCGAAGAAGTGCGCGATTTGCAAATGGTAGCGTTAGACAAGGTTGAAGAATAATGAAAACCCGTTTGAAACTTGGCGTGCTGTATAACGGCACGCTACACCATGACATGTTGGTCAAGATTTTGACTGTTGGGGGCGAATGCCAAGCGTTGGAAGTCATCAGTGACCTTGGGTTAAGCGACAAAGAGACATTAAGTCATGCCGAGCAAATGCTGGTTGATTTAGCGTATTTGGCGCAACAAGTTGAGTTTGATGGCATTCCGCGTGAGGCAGTGACTCCGGCATTCTTGCTGGATAACCTTGCTACTGATGATTACGTGTTGATTAACAACGAAATCAATCAACTACGAAAAAAGCGCATGGGCGTTTCGGAAAGCCAAGAGACGGCAAACGAAGCGTAAAAAAACGCAATGTCAGCGAAGTGTGGCAAGCGTATGAAAACTACCGCTCAGCAACGATTTTACTGGGTAAGTTTGGATTTACTGCGCAAGCCGTCTGGAATATGTGCCACGCGGAAGTCAGCGCATGGATTAACAGCTATTTAGCGAGTCAAGGCGCGAAAAGCCAACAACACACCGACGAATCTACGACGTCCTATACATTTAAGCGTCGTAAAAATAAGGGGGCGTAATGCCCCTTTTTTATTGCTTTAAATAACGTTTAAACAAGGTTTAAAAATGGCAAATATGGATGTCTCGTTAACACTCAAGGCGAAAGATTACGCCAGTGGCGTGGTGAAAAGCGTCGAAAACAGTGTTAGCAAATCAACCAAAAATATTGAAAATCAAGCCCAACGTAGCGCCACTACACAACAAAGAGCGGTACGCCAAACGGCACAAGTAACAGAACAAAGCTACCGCCAAATCCAACAAGCGGTACGCAACCGCGAAATGCTTGGCGTGCGCAGCGAACGCAGCATCCAAAATGAGATCATGCGCACCCGTGCTGCATACGACCAATTAAAACGCAGTGGTATTGCTTCCGGGCGTGAATTAGAGCGTGCCGCTGTGGCGACAAAACGCCGTATTGCGGAGCTAAATGCGGAGATGGGCAAAGTCTCCATGGGGCAACGCTTAGGCAATATTGGGCGTGGCATTGCCGGTTTGGCAGCAGGTGCGACTGCGGCAGGCATGGTGCTGGCACAACCGATGAAAAAACAAATGGATTATGACCGCGCTCTTGCAATGACAGCTAACACCGCCTTCGCCGAGCGTGACGTGCCGGGGCGTATTGCCGGTAAAGCGGAGCTAAATAGCGCGGTAAAAAGTGCGGTAGAAATCGGCGGTGGAACCAAGGAAGACTCTTTGGGTGCATTAGATACTATGCTTGCCTCCGGTGCGGTAAAAGCCGAAACAGCCATGAAATTGCTACCAACGCTACAAAAAGGCGCAACCGCAACAGGTGCAAGTACCGATGACTTGGCTAAAATCGCCATTTCGGCAATGCAACAGTTTGACATCAGCGAAGACCAAATCGGTGAAGTGTTAGACAAAGCCGTCGCGGCAGGACAGGCGGGCAACTTTGAATTGGCGGACATGGCGCGTTGGTTGCCGCAACAAATGGCCGCGGGAAAATCAGCCGGCTTAAAAGGCATGGCGGGGTTTGAGGCGTTATTAGTGGCAAACCAACAGGCGCGCGTAACTGCCGGAACATCGGACGAGGCAGGGAATAACTTAGTCAATCTACTTGCCAAATTGACATCAAAAGAAACCAATGACCGCTTTGAAAAACTGAAAATCAAAGGCAAAGACGGCAAAGAGCACGGCGTGGATTTTATCGGCTCCATGGAAGCGCAAAAGAAAAAAGGCAAGAACTCTATCGAAGCCTTTATGAGCATTATGGATCAGGTTGTCGGTCAGGATGATAAATACCGTGAATTACAAAAAAAACTTAAAGGTGCAAAAAAAGAAGACCAAGCAAAATTATTAGACGAAATGACGAACTTGGTAGAGGGAACGGCTATTGGACAAATCATTTCTGATCGTCAAGCGTTGATGGCGTTATTGGGTATCCGTAACAATGTGAGCCTTGGTAAAGAGGTGAAAGAAAGCCTGGATAAAAGCGAAGGCGCAGTAGAAACCTCCCATGCAGTGATTAAAGACACTAACAGCTACAAAGTGGAAGATGCGAAAAATAACGTGGATTTTGCCCAAATGGAAGGCATGAAAGGCTTTAATGATGCCTTGGGCGATGTCAGCGTAAAAATTGCCGAATATGCGAAATCTTATCCCGATTTAACCGGCAAGATTGTGACCGCCGGCACGGTGGTTGCGGCGTTAAGTGCCGCCGCTATTACTGCGGCAGGGTCTTTGCGATTATTGGGCGGAAAAGGCGGTTTAGGGCTTGGTGTGGGTGATGTCTTGAGTAAAGGTGCGGGTGTAACCGGTACGGCTGGTGGCGTTGCAACTGCGGCTAATACAGCAAAAATGGGACGTCTTGCTAAGTTTGGGCGAGGCGGTTTGCCGTTGCTGGTGTTCGGGGCAATGTTGGAAGGATCAGAAAATTATGCCCCTTACATGGCACAGCAAGAAGAACAACGGGAAGCCTTTGACGCACAACACAAAGACGCAAAACAGAAATTCTATGCCGCTGCTTATCCGAATAAATCAGTGTTTCAATATGCCCCGTCTGTCCCAACGCCTGAAAAGTCAGTTTGGTCTTTAGCAAGTGGTGGTTATGCGCTTGGTGATGCCGCAAAACGTAAAGAGATTGCGGATGAACGCTTAAAACGAGGCACATTAACGCAAGATGAATATAACCGCCGTGTGCAAGTGCCGGACTATAAAACCGACTTTCAACAGCTTGGAAATACGATTACAGAAGGTATGAAACAAGCGGTGGAAAGCCAAAATTTCACCATTCAAAATCAAATCAGAGTGGACTTGGACGGACGAACGATTGCCGAAAGCACGTCCGAAAACCAATATCGCGAACTTAAACGGGGGTAACTATGAAAGGCTGGACAATGCCGATTCAGCAGGCGTCTTATCGCGGTGTGCGGTTTGATGTGTTAAGTGTGGATGACAACTTAGAGCGCGCCACCATTACGCACGCTTATCCGTTCGTGAACGGGGGCGACATTGAAGATTTAGGTTTAAATCCGCTCACCATCCAACTGCAAGCGGTGTTTTATGGTGAGGGGTATTACACCGATTTTAAACGCTTTTTATCGGCCTTAGAAAAACAAGGTGCGGCGGTGTTGGTGCATCCGATTCGCGGGCGGTTGCAAAATATGCTTTGCACCTCTGCTTATTTTCACCATGAAGCGGATTTTGTGGACTATGTGACGGTAAGTTTGAGCTTCCAAGAAGCGACACCATCAAAACCAATCTTCTTGTTTAACTTTTCTGTGCTCGGCTTGATTGATGAGTTATTAACTAAACTCGAAGACTTGGTAGATGATGTATTAGAGCTATATGGCACATTTATGGAAGGGATTTCGTTTGCCGCCAATATCAAATCACGTTTATTAGGCTCGTTTGGTGCGCTTTACGGCTGTTTTGAGCAGGTGCGCGATATGTTTGACATGGACAAGAAAAAGCACGTTATTTCTGCTAATACACCGACCTCTAAAGAGGCGTTTAAACAACAAGGTGGCAATGCCTTGCGTGACATGGCGAGCATGATTCATGACGGCTTAACTGCGATTGCCAACCGTGATGACTTAACCGTGCGTGCGAAATTTGACGAGGTTACCCGCACCGTGAAAGGCCTGTTAGAAATTGCACCGAATTTAAGCAATGGCAAAAACAGCAAGTCCAACAAATTGAAATCATTAACTTCATCTTTGACCGCACAGGACACCAAAGAAATCTTCTGTGCCGTGCAGTTATTGGCCACGGCGAATGTGCTAAAAATCGCTACGCAGTTTATTGAGGATGATACGCTAATCCCATCCGAAATTGATTACATTGTGACGGAATCGCGCTTGCAAGCCTTGGCGTCGTTGAATACCGTGCGGGCGTTAGTGCAAGCGGAGCAAAACGCGATGACATTACATTATGCCAAAGATGATTTTAGTTTGATGTCATTACAAGCGGAAAAACGCAATGGTGAAAGCCGATTGCAAACACCGAATACCGGGCTTTATACACAGGCTTACAACACGGCGGAAAAACTGCGTCAACAAAGCCACAAATTGACCCAGCTTGCGTTGGCAGCGATTAATCGCAAACCGCCTTTAATTATTCGTACAGTCGAATTTGATAGCACGATTCAGCAAGTTGCACACGCGTTTTACGGGGATTATACCCGTGCGGGTGAGTTGTTGCGACTTAATCCACATATCCGTTATCCAAACTTTATTGCACGCGGTGAGGTACTCAATGGCTACGCAAAATAACGGCTACCCGTTTAATAATGAGATTGTGGTTGAGATTGACGGCAAGCAGCACAAAAACTGGAAAAGCTACGACATTGACAGCGATTTCCTGATTCCTGCGGACGCCTTTAATTTCAGCATTGGTGTGCCGTCAGATAATACCGTACTGGCGGATTATTCGGGCAAAACCGCAAAAGTGCTGATTAACGGTGAATTGGTACTGACAGGTATTGTTGACACTACACAACATTCCATATCAAAAACTGACCGCACTTTTAGTTTAAATGGGCGCGACAAAGCGTCTATTTTAGTGGATTGCTCCGCGCCGATTACCAACGTCAAAGGCTTGACGGTGTTAGATGCGATTAAAAAAATCGTGGAGCCGCTAGGTATTAAAAAAGTCGAATTGCGTGCGGAATCTAACCCGACATTAGACAAGGTGGACATCGACATTGGCGAAACCGCTTGGAATGCACTAATTCACTGTGCCAATTCGGCTGGGTTGCATGCGTGGTTTGACCCTGCCGGTACGCTGATTGTCGGCGGTGCGGATTACTCCACGCCACCGGTGGCGACGTTGTGTTGTGTGAAAGACGGCAAACGCAACAATTTCACACAGGCAAGCCTGACCAAGGATGTGTCCCAAAGCTTTTCAGAGATCACGTTTTTGGCGCAACGGCACGGGCGCAGCGGTGACGACAACAAGAACGATCTGAAATGGGTTTTTAAAGATGGCACTATTGAGACTTATAAGCCGAAAACCGTGATTGTGTCAGACGTGGAAAACTTGGAAGCCCTGAAAAAATGGGCAAAGAAATACATTTCGGACAGCATTTTAAACAGCTTTACTTTGACCATCACCGTGCCTGACCACAAAACCCAAGATGGTGTTTTATGGACACCAGGGCAACGTGTGCATGTCATCTGCGAAGAATACGACATTGACGCGATTTTCTTTTTGATGGGACGTCGTTTTAATTTGAGCCGACAAAACGGAACAACCACGGAATTGCGCTTAAAACAAGATGGTGTGTGGACGCCGGATGCGTATGTGAATAAATCGAAAGCCGCACGCAAACGGAAGGGTAAAAAAGGCGATTTAATTGTATTGGATGGGGACTAATATGCGACGATTAGGACAAGCAATAAGACAACATACAGAAACCGCCTTGGGCGCAGTACGCCAAGCCTTTCGCGGGACGTTGAATTTAGTCAAAAGTGCGGACAATATTCAAAAAGTGCAGGTGTCTGGATTAGCAGATGAAACTTTGCAAGATGTGGAGTTGATGCAACAATTCGGCTTAACGTCCGTGCCGCCTGCCGGCACGCAAGTGGTGGTATTACCGATAGGGGGCGAAACAACCCATTCCATTGTGATTGCGACCGAAAATGGATCTTTTCGTGTTAAAAACCTAAAATCGGGCGAAACTGCCGTTTATGATGAAAGCGGAAGCACAATTATTTTAAAGCAAGGTCGATTAATCGAAATTGATTGTGATATATTAAAAATCACCGCCACCAAGAAAGTCGAAATTAGTAGCCCGCTTGTTGAAACCGACCGCGTATTGACCGCGCAAGGGCAAATCAACGGCAACGGTGGTATGGCAATTCAAGGCGGCTCCGGTGCGTCTTTTACGGGCGATGTGACGCAAACCGGTGGCAGTATCACTACTGACGGCGATGTGACGGCAAGCGGTAAATCCCTTGTTACCCACACTCACCAAGGCGACAGTGGCGGCATGACAGGACAGCCACAATAATTCAAACAAGGCGGTGAGGAAGTCTATCACCGCCTTTTTTCTACTCATTTCTTTTACTCTGCCGGCATGGACAGAGAAATCAGCCCGCTTACCGGGGACTACACAAATCAACACATCAGTACACTGCAAAATGCCGTGTATATCAGACTGACTACGCCATTAGGCTCGTGGTGGGCAAATGGGCGTGTAGGTTCTCTGCTCCATACTATCCAACGAGAAAAAGATTTAAGCCGCGTGGGCATGTTGGCGCAACAATACGCCGAAGAGGCGTTGCAACCGTTACTTGATGACGGCCGCGCAAGCGAAATCATTGTAACGCATGAACAACCGCATAACGGCAAAGTGATTCTTTCTATTTCCGTGACCGACAGCCGGGGCGAACAATACACGTTTAAACACCCCGTAAACGTCATTTAAAAGGTGTTTAAATCGTGTTTATTGTACCCACACTCGAAGAAATCCGCGACAGTATCTTGCGGGATTATCAAACTTATTACCCAAACGCCGACATATCCGAAGACAGTGATGCTTATGCACGTGCTAGTAGTTTAGCAGCATGTGCGGAAGGGATTTATGCACATCAAAAATGGTTAATTAAACAGTTTTTCCCGGATACCGCCGACACCGCGTTTTTAGAAAAACATGCGGGATTGCGCGGTTTGCGCCGTCGAAACGCCACTTATGCAGCAGGTAAAGGCGCTACCGTGAGTGGCAATCCTAATGCGGTGATTGCCGTAGGGTTACAAATTAAAACCGAAGATGGGCGCTTTTATGAGACAACCGAAAGAGCGGTGATTTCCGCCGATGGCACTGCGGTTGTTGCAGTGCGCTCTCTTGCTACTGGCGCGGCGCAAAACATTAAAACCGCTACAAAAGGATCGTTTATGGCTGCGCCTGTGGGCGTTAGCTCGGATGTTGTATTAAATGACGTGGTTGGTGGGACTAATAAAGAAAGCGATAGCTCATTGTTGGAGCGTTTGCTCAATAAAATCCGCCGACCTGCGGCAGGCGGCAACCGATACGATTACAAAGACTGGGCGTTAGATGTGGACGGGGTTGAACAAGCGTATGTTTACCCGCTACGCCGCGGACTTGGCACAGTCGATATTGCTATCACGGCAGACAATGATGTGCCAAATGATGACACAGTGCGTCGCGCGCAGGCTTATATTGATGATGAACGCCCAGTGACGGCAAAAGAAAGCAAAGTTGTTAAACCGGATGTGACAAAAGTCAATTTTAACATCCAAGTCAAAATCAGTGGCGTGGCATTAAATGACATTAAAACCGCTATTCGCAATGCTCTGACTGATTATTTTAATGGTTTGATTCCGGGCGATGATTTAATTGTGTCGCAGTGTGAAGCTGTTGTAAGTGATTTAATCGGCGTGGTTGACCGCCATTTTGTTGCCCCAAATGCCAACCGCAAAGCGGACGTTATCAACAAAATTGAGTGGTTTCGCTTAGGCGAAATCACCGTGACGGAGATGAGCTAATGCAACACGCAAACGCGCTAAAACAGCTTTATCCGCCGGTGAGCTACAACATCAATGGCGAACATTTTGTTGCGCAATGCGAAGTGGACGGCAATGCGTTTGACCGCTTACAACAAAGTGCGGTGGAAATTTTAAGCGTTATTGAGCCCGCTACATCAAACAAAATGTTAGCCGATTGGGAGCGCGTATGCGGGATTAAAACGGATTTAAGCAAGTCTTATCAAGAGCGTGTTAAACGCGTCATCGTGCAACTTAATGCCGTTGGCGGCTTGTCTATTTCGTACTTTACGCGCATCGCTGAAAGCATTGGTTATCAGATCCAAATTAAAGAGTTTTCCCCTCTACAAAATGACCTGCCTAATCCTGGCGACTTGGTGCAATTTCGCAATGAGCCGCGTGAGAGCTTGATTTATATGTGGCGGGTGACAGTGTTAAACGGTGATGACAATATCGTGTATTTCCGTGCCGGCAGTTCGTTTGCCGGTGATCACTTGGTTGAGTTTGGTGATCCGATTATTGAGGAGTTCTTTCGCGATTTAAAACCCGCTCACACATACTGTTACTTTGCATATCAATAGAGACCAAAAAAAAAATGAAAACTTTACTACCCGAAATTGATTCCCCGGATAAACGCTTTCACGCCGGCAACCCTGCTACTGGAGAGCAAGGCACACGCGTAACCGACACATGGCTAAATGACGTGCAAGACCACGTGCGCGACGTGCAAGCTGAAGCGCATTATGTGTTGCTAAAAGCTGGCTTTAAACCGGTAGAAAATCAGCAAACTCAACTTTATGATGCGATTGTTAAGATTATTGATGACAACCGCCAAAAAGCCTCTACAACGGGAAAAGGCGAGGTGCAACTCTATTCCGGATACGATTCCGACTCCGAAGAGATGGCGGCCACACCAAAAGCGATTAAGTTACTCAAAGCATTTATTGATGCGCTTACTCGCAATCTCACTAACTACATCCCCAATAGTAAAAAATCAAGCGATGTTAATAGCGCAAGTGCGGATACTGTAGCAACAAGTGCTGCAGTTAAAAAAGCGTATGACAAAGCGGAATCCAAATGGACGGCCCAAGCGGCGACAGAAACTACCGCAGGAATTTTACCCATTTCACACAAAACCGACGGTACAGACAAAAACAAATTTGCATCTGAATATGCGGTGGGCGAGGCTGCTAAAAAAGGCGTGCCTATTGGTGCGGTGGTGTCATTCCCTCGTGCGGTAACTAATCCCGTTGGTTTTTTACGTGCTGATGGTTCAACATTCAGCCAACAAACCTTCCCTGATTTATACCGCACTTTGGGCGACAGCAACCAACTTCCTGATTTAACTCGTAGCGATGTGGGCATGACGGCTTATTTTGCCGTGGATAATATCCCTTCTGGGTGGATTGCCTTTGATGAGATTGCCACACAAGTTACCGAACAACGTTACCCCGAGTTATATCGTCACTTGGTCGGTAAATATGGTTCTATTGCTCGTGTTCCTAAAGTGGCTGATAGATTTTTGCGTAATGTGGGCAATGGGCTCTCTGTAGGGCAAATACAAGAAGATGACTTAAAACGACATGTGCATAGAGTACCGATAGACTACGATTCTTGGTTCGACGACTCAAGTCAAGGAAGAAATAATTCGTATTTTGACTATACAACATTTACTCATTCTTCAGATTTGTGGAGTGTCAATTATTATGATGATAGAGATGGCGATAATGGTTTTGTTTCACCTAAAAACACCTCTCAAATGGCAACAGGTGGAGATGAAACTCGCCCTAAATCTCTCGTGCTAAAACTTTGCATCAAAGCCCTTAATAGTTTTGATGATGTGGTCTTTTGGATTAAATCCCACGGCGAGGTAACTAATGCTGGTGCGCTTGATGCAGGGCGATTAGCACAAGGATTACAAGATAAAGCAGAACGTAATCATACGCACACGGTTAGTCAGATTACAGATTTTAATCAGTCAGTAAGAGAGATAGTTACACAATCTATTACTCAAAATCTAGCCGAAACGGGGTGGTGTAAATTGCCAAATGGGATGATTTTACAATGGGGGCTCGCTGTACTGAACAGCGGATATGGTCGTACAACTGATACTTATATTACCTTCCCGATTAGGTTTCCAGCATCTTGTTTTAATGTTGTGATGTCTTACGGAGTGATGACGGATAAACGAGTTACTCAAGACCCAGTTTTAGCGTCGCTAGATCAAACTGGGATGACGGTAAGGCAACAATCAGATCGAGATGTTGTTATTTACTGGCGTGCAATAGGAGTCTAAATATGTATTACTATGATAGTGCAAACAAGTGTTTTCTGAGTGACGATATCCATAATATCCCAGCTCATGCAGTACAAATTACCAATGATTTATATAGCACTTTGTTAAATGGGCAAGCCCAAGGCAAGCAAATCATCGCAGACAAAACAGGGCACCCTGCGCTAATTGAGCCACAACCTAGCACAGCACACCAGCTAAACCTTGACACCCTCACATGGGAAATTTCAGCCGAAAAACAGACCGCACTTTTAGCCGAAACCCAAACTCGCCTTGTTGCCAACATCGATAAGCATGCGGCAAAAATTTACAGCACTTGGACGAGGTTTGAATCTGAGTACCGTGAACGCCAAGCTGCTGCAGAAGCCTTTAAAGCAGCAAATTATGAGGGCGAGTGCAGTCGATATATCTCAGACTTTGTGCAACGAGCAAGACTGGATAACAAGACCGCCACAAACCTGATTTTGACACAAGCGGCAGGACTCGAAAAACTGCAGGTTGAATTAGCTAATCAACGTATGCGCAAATATGAACTTAAAGCCCCTAATCTCACGCTTGAGCAACTGCAATCAATCCATGATGACATTATCAAGCAGATGGATAACTTGATGGAGGAATATCAAAATGGCTAAGGTCTATTTGGCGATGTACAAACACAAACGAGACTGGCGCAAAGAGCCAGTCAAAGCGATAGCCGACCGCATTACTCGATTTTGCACAAAGGGCAAATACTCGCACTGCGAGATTGCCATTGAGCGTATTGAGTTTGGCAATGGGCATCATTATGAGCATGCGACAGTATATGACTGCTACTCCTCATCAGTACAAGATGGCGGCGTACGTTGCAAACAGATTGATGTGTCCGATAACACCAAATGGGATTTAATCCCACTTGACGGTGTGACTGAAGAACAAATCAAAGCCTATTTTGACCGCACTTCAGGCAAGAAATATGACTGGTGGGGTGCGCTAGGAATCGTACTTGGAATCAAACAAAAACGCTCAAAATATTTTTGCAGTGAGTGGTGCTTTAATGCGATTTGCGGTAGCGAGAGAGGTTGGCGATTTAGCCCAAATCAACTAGCGGCTATATTTAATAAAGAGAAAAGTTAAAAGGAGCGTTTACCCTGCACAAAGTTTAATTCAATAAAGAAAAGACGGCGATAACAACGGCACTAGGAATGCTCGTTGTTACCAGCTACGCAGAGCGTGCCTGCATATAGCCATACGCCGCCTACCTTGCGCAAGGCGGGCGGATTGTAACAAATCTTTTGATTAGGAGAAATATATGCAGTCAATTAAAGCAATCCGTTGCACATTTTGTAACAA